TGTGACCTGCGGCACCGACGTAAACGAGCCGGTTGAGGACGACACCTGAATCTGGATGACCTGACCTGCCGTATTGGTGATGGTGCAGGTGGCCGTCGCCTGAACGCCGCCGGTCTGGTCGGGGGCGCTGATCTTCAGCGTTGGCACTGAGGTGTAGTTAGACCCCCCGTTGACGATGCCAATGCCTGATAGCGAACCCACGGACACTAGGTGTGTGCCGTCCCAAGTGAAATACCCATTGAGGGGGTCAGCAATCAGCAGCTGCGTGTTCTGCCATTGCGAGACGGCCAACTTGCCGGTGACCGTTGATACGGAGGTGCCGGTAATGGTCTGTGGCCCGGTGTTGCCCACCGGCTGATTCAGATACCAATAATTGGTGCCTTGGGCTGAAGCAATTGTTGTTCCGGCGGGAATGTTTACGCCGGTAATCGTCATGCCGACCGCAAACGTGCCGGTGACGGTGCCGCCCGTGTACAGCTGAAAGTACGTCCGCCCAAGGATAATGACTCGGCTGATGACGCCTGCTGTGCAAGTCGCCGTGACTGCCGATGGCGTGAACGTATTGGCCGAGGCCATCGTTGTGACCGCCAGCGTTTGCAGGTTAACGACTTCCGCCGACCCGTCACTCTCAAACGCGACTATGTAATCAACCAGGCCAATGTTGACGCTGAACATGGCCGTGACAGGCTGAGAGAATCCAACGCCAAGATATGAATACGTTGGCGTCACGCGCAGGTTGGCAAAGCCCACCGGCATGGCGTTTTCCAGCCATGCAAATTCTTCATCTTGGATTGCGGTTCGGTTGGCTTTGGTGTTGATGCCACCAAACTTTTTGATAACCGAGTACGACTTTTTCTGTTCTGGAGACTGAGCCATCTCAGTACCCCGTCATGTACGCACTTGGGATACGGCGCGTCATGATGGACGACTGCACCGCCTGAACGTGTTTGATGTATTCCTGCTTGTAGATTTCGGCTTCCCCGAACGACTGTTCGTAGTACTTGGCCGTGTAGGCCGCGTAGTACGCCACCGGGGAGGTGTACGGATAGTTGATCGTATCCGTGTCGGTCAGGTTGACCAGCAGGGTCGGCAAGACGATGGTATCCAGTTCGATGGTATAGACCTGATCGGGGACTGGGCCAAAGTAGACTTGTTGCTGACCAAAGATGCTGAACGCAACTGGCCGGCCAATGTAGTTCTGCCAGAACCGCAACTTTGCGTTGAAGTCGGTCCACGGCAGGTACTGCAACGGGACTCGCGTGTTGCCCCAGAACAGATTGACGTTCAGGACATCCAGCGTCTGTAACCCTTGCGGCAGGCAAGAGTAGTTAATGAGTTCTGAGTTGCCTGCGTATTGCAGGTAGGCCGTGCCGTTGAGGAACGGCGCACTCGGCGGCAATCCAGTCGTGCCGGTCGGGTAGGGCGGTGCTGTTGCACCGAGCGTACCGGCCTGCGTGACTTTGTAGATGTAGATGTTGGACACCACATAGTCATTCAGATTGACTGCGGTGTTGGCTGACCACCAGTACGGATTAGCTCCCCCTGGCACTGGGGCCAGAGGGAGTTGCGTCAGCTGAATAGTTCTCAGACACCCGGTATCACGAACGAGACGCTCCCGCGCCGCGTTAATGTAGTCGGTTAATTGGGAATCTGTGTAGAAATTCCCGTTGGCATCGTGCAGAAGTCGTCGGACTTCCGTGATGTAACTTTGAAGTGTCTGAGCCATTCAAATCCCATAAAGGTCTCAGAAGTTAACTACGTCGCCCCAGACCACAATGTCTACCGTGTTGGCGTTACCGGCCACCGTGTTGACATTGACGTACAGGCACTGCGTCACGTTACCCGACACGAACTGCGTATTACCCGCCGTTGCCGTGATGTCTTGAAACGTGCCGACTGCTGAGACGTTGCTGATGACGGTGTTAGCAATAATCAGGTTAGCACCGTTGTTGGTGGTGCCGACTGAGATATTGGCCGAACCGACAGCACCCGATGGGTTCTGAATGGTGATTCGACGCACAATGACACCACCGCTGTTGACGGTGGAGCCACTGTTGGTCAGACCACCGCCCAACAACGGGATGGTGAGGTTGGTAACAGAACCGTTGCCCGACGTATTGAGCGTCGTTCCACGCAAGATGCCCAGCCGAAAATTGCTGAACGCATCTTGGGTAAGTTGGGCTACTGCATCTGGATTAGCCATTGCTGGACTCCTTACTTGTTGTTGTAAGTGCCAGAAACAGCCTGACCACCGTTGCTGCCGTACAGCGTGACCGTGATGTTGGACGTATTGCTCGACAACGCTTGCACGTTGACGCCATCCGACACGAACAGCGGAACGCCGACGTTGACTAACGAAAGGTTAGACCACGATGGCGACGACAGGTTGTTGGACGTATTCATCTGGATGACCACGTTGGTGGTCGGCAGAAGCGTCCACACACCTGCCGGGACAACACCACCTACGGTGGCGCTGGCTGTGGTGTACACGGTCACCGGCTCAAAATATGCACCTGCCGTGTTAGTGGCGGCGTTAGCAAGAATAATCTTGTTAGTCGAAAGTGACATGGGTTAACTCCTTAGAGCGAGATCGAGTTGAAGCCCGTCACCTGAGTCATCGTCTTGGGCTTGGTCGAGACCAATTCCGCAATCATGATGACCGCACCGACATAGCCGAGCTGCCAGTTTGGCAACGTAGACTCAAAGCCAGTGAACACGAACGAACCCTGCTCATGGATGTAGAGCGAGAGGTAGTTGGTGTTGAGGAGGTACAGGGTGCCTTCTGGGCAATACGGATCTGGGTAGATCGGAACGCCAGCGACCATCAGGGCGCGGAACGCAGCCTGTGGGCCGTTTGGATCGTTGTCAAAGCCCGAACCCGGGGTGATGACGTACTGTTCCTGACCCACGAAATCCTGCGCGAGCAGGGTCCAGGTGCCAAAACCGCAGACGCCAAACGATGGCACTTCAGCGCCGTTCTTCACGGTGCCGCTGATGTACTGAAGAATGTTCTGACGGGTTGGGTTGACGTTACCCGCCGAGTACACCTTCGACTGCCACCAGGTGTTGGACGAACGGCTGATGTTGCCGTAAGCGCCAGCCGCTGGGTCGGTGTTGGACACCGCGCCCGGAAGGCCGATGAACTGCTGGGTGTTGGTCGTGTTGGTGTACAGCGCGGTCGCCATCGCGTCCATCATGACGTTGGTCGCGTCGTTCATACGCGCTTCGATCAACGGGATGATAGCGGCGTCTTGCTGCACAGCGCCTTCCATGCCGAGGAACGGCACTGGGGCAATCATGAGCTTGAGGTCAAACTCAGCGTTGTACGCACCCTGCTGAACGCTAGGCTGCGCGAACGAACCCGAGTAGTCCGACCACTGCGCGTTCACAAACTGTGAACCCTGCACAGGGACCGTGACCGAGGACACACCGCCCGACGCCGACTGGCTGTTGGCGATCAAAGCCGCCATCAGTGGGGTCGAGTTGTAGATCTGAACCACCATCTTTGGGATGAAGGCTCTGCGGGTGACGTAGGTAAGTTCCGTGTATTGCGAACTTCCAGTCGCCGGTATAATTCCACCACCGATAGGCATTTTGTTTCTCCGAGATTTCTAGATTACAAACCAATGGGTCGCGGCGACTTCCGCAACTCGTTCAAAGCCTTTGCGGCTTCAGATCGTGCGGTCGCCACCGGATTCTTGACGTAATCATTCAGGTTAAAGCCCTTCAACGGCGACGGGTTGTATCCGGTCGGCGTAGGCTGTGCGGCCTGTTTCATAAACGCCCAGTATTCAGCAGCAACTTCATGATTGGTAATGCCTTTATCCAGCATCACCTTTTCAATGTCGTCCAAGTCATCACGGCTGGCAAGGCCCTTCTCAACGACGCGAGAACGGCGCTTGTCCAACTCTTCGCGGATTTCCCGCTCACGCAACTGCGCTTCCAAAGCCTCGACCCGCTTGTCGGATGCTGATAACCGCGAGGTCGTGTGTTCCTCAATCTCCAATTCTGGAATGACCATCTCAGGCTTGGCCTTCTTGGTCAGACGGAGGAACTCTTTGCGGGTCGCGGGATTCTCGGCCAACTGGCGAGCCAGTAGGGCAAGTTCATCACGCGCATCAAGCGACAGATCTTCGAGGCTCATTAGGAATTACCTTTTCGATTTACGGGAGGCAGGTTTGTGGCCGCGCTTGGCCTGTTGGCGTTGCGCGTGTTTCTTGGTGCGAGGATCAACGTAGACCGGACCGCCTTCATTAGCGTCTTCAGACGGCTTCTGATTAGAGTACGGACCGGCCATGATTAGATGACCTTCTTGCCGTCGCCTGGCTTCTGAACCGTCATGCGGTTCTTGGTGCCAATGGCGTTGCCCTTGTTCAGGCCACCAAAGCGAGCAAATCGCGGCTGATCCACGATGTTGCCGTAGTTCTGGTTGTCGTCGGTCGGGCGGCGAGGATTCGATGCGCCTTTCGGCTTAAAAAGTTCCATGATAGTTCCTTACATACCGGGTAGTGCAGGACCGCCGCCACCGGGCGGGGGCATTGGGGGAGCGCCACCCGGCGGAGCGCCAGGAGGTGCCATATTCGGAATTGCGGGGGCTGCGGCCATGGCCTTGCCCTCTGGGGTAGCGCCGCCCGCTTGCGGCAGGTTTTGCAGCATCTGCATGATTTCAGACTGCTGAAGTTCCTGCGTCTTGCCCTTGCGGGGGCCGATGATACCGGCCATGGTCCGTAAAACAGAAAGGGCCTTCTGGCCCTCTTCGCTTTCCGAACCCAGTACGGGTAACGCTTGTTCAATCAAATCCATCGCCAGCGACAGGTTGACGAACGCGCCTTGCTTGTTGCCCATCTTGGGTTCAGGCGTGGACATCGGTGCACCCATCGGTGCAGTCGTCGCATCAGAGGTATCTGTTTCCGTGGGAATAGGCGCAGGAGCCGTCTTGCCGCCGCCGGAAGCGGGAGCTTGACGCATGAGTTCCATGATCTTGTCTGACGGGACGCCCATAAGTTGTTCCTATGCCACAAAACTATTTTGAACCCAAAATCAACATTCTGTCAAAAGAGAAGATGACAGGCAGACCAGGGGGGTGGGTTACCTGCCATCTTCCCAAAGATTAGGGGTTACCCCCAAATCTTACTTGCGAGCCTTGCGACCCTTGTGCTTACGCGCCTTGCGAGCCATGGTATGGTCTCCTGTTGCGGGGCCAACTTAGAAGGGAAGTCAGCCAAACCCTTATTCGATTTCCACCGAATATCAATTACCGACGAGTCTTACGGGACTTCTTGCTGTGCTTACGCATTGTCTTAGCCTCGGCCTAATGTGCGACCCATGTTGCGGGGTTGCTTCGCGTTATACGTTTTAACTCCGCTCTGCCGATATTGCAAGTTAGGAGATGATGACAGCGTTTTGATGGAACTTGCCGACACGCGGGGCCGGTCGGACGTACTGAAGTTCGTGTTGCCGCGAGTTGCCATTACTCACCACCTACCGCTTTGAGATCGGGCTTTTTGGATTGTTCTTGGGGCTGCGGCTGGGATGCTTTAGCCGCCTCCTTCTTCTTCAGCTTCTCTTTCAGGAGCTGCTTCATTGGCGGTTCTAGCAGGTCAAGCAGCGATTCGTTGTCGATAGCCCCGGCTTTGAGCAAATTGAAGGCCAATTGCCGCAAATCCTCGGTGAAGATCGGTGAATTGCTGTGCGCGTCCACTTTGACCACAAAGTCCTTGGTGAACTGCTCTGCCGTGAACTTGATGCCGTTTTCGTCCCTGTAGGCCGTATCGTCGTAGACCTGCATGAGCTTTAGGTACAGGGTAGCGACCTTCTCAAGGGCGTCTTCAACGACCAGCGCCCGCTTCTTGGCGCGGGACGACCCCAGACGGGCCAACTGACTGGCGTGACCCGCCGATCGGACCCCTTTCTCGCCTTGGCCGGCCAAGATCGACGAAATTCCCGACGCTTCGGCGAACATCGCGTCCACTTCGTGGATCACCTCAAACAACTCGGGCGGCATATTCGGGGACAGCCTATCGACTTTTGCGTTAGGCATATCTGAAACAAGCAAACCGCCGGGACGGTTCAGGGCGAAATTCTTCTCGTCCATGATGCCGGTCCACCCTGACAGGGCGGTCGGCGGGTCTACTTGCCGTGCGAGCAACTCCAGAACCTCGGACATCCGCTTGTTGCGCAGCTGCTGGAGGAACTTCAGACGCTCGACTTCGGACTGACCCCAGTAGTAATCAAACTGCGGGTTGGGGCAGACCTGCACAAACGGCAGTTCGCCGCGCAAGAAGACGGTCGCGCCCGGTCGGTCGTAGATGAACACATCGGGTTCGGCCATCGTGACGACCTGATAGTCCCGGGTATCGTCGTTCCAGACCCACAACTCGTACATCTTGACCGTATCTTCGGCCACCCGCGCCTTGTAGCGGGGCGAGGCGTACAGATCCAGATTGACCGTACCGTAGATGGTCGGGTTGGTCTGGGACATCATGATGCGGTCGAGGCCTTCAGGCACATCCTCAGTCCGGGTGTGTACGTCTGTGCTGATCTTGTCCACGATCTGTTTGCGCTTAGGATGCGACCACAGACGGTTGTAAAGCTCTGATTTCGTTATGTAATACGTCTGCACCAAGGCTTCTTGCCGGTCGGTGTAGGGCAGGTCTTCACGCAAGACGCCCATGCTGGACGGCTCGACCATGAACGGGTGGATGCCGTTGTTGACCACCAACTTGATGAAGGTGCTGTTGTAGACCAAGGCCCAAGTCAGGGCGCTGGAGAACACTTGGTCGGCGTTGGAGTTGATCCACTCGTCGTTCAGGGCTTGAGTCAGGCGTGGCACCTTGACCTGCTCTTGGTCGGGGACCGAGGCCCCCATGTTGATGCTGAAGCGAGTGGTTTCTGCGGAGTAGAGAAACGAGGTCAGCTGGTCAATGTGCGGGAAGATTTTGTTAAACAAGGCCGGAGATTCTTCCGGCCCTGCGCCAAACAAAAAGTACGCCCGTTCAGACGAATACTCGGTTTTCCGCTCGTTCACGGACACCATGCACTTTTCAATCAGTTCCTTGTAGAACAGTTCGCGGTGTTCGTTATCTGTTGGAATTTTCATTTGGGTATCGTCAGGCCTTCATGGTCAGCGATATAACTCCCCGCCCGTGGGCCTGTCAAATTGCTGATGCCCTGCTTTGGGATAAAGCCAACAGGTTCGTCGCGCACGGGGCGGCTGTACCGGCCTGCGAGGATGTTCTTCATGTTCATCCCCTGTTGCCCACCGCCCCAGATGGCGTTGTCACCGGGCCGTGGCTCAGGCTTGGCCGGGATGGACTTGGACTCCACCTTGGTCTTGGTCTTGTTGTTGCGGGTGAAGTACCCGGCCTGATTCTCGCCAGGCTTGGTTGAGCGCATATCGGTCATGTTGAAGTCCATGGCTAGTTGCGATTTGGTCTTGTCGATGCGCTTGGTATCGCCAGAGCCAATAGCCGGGGCTTGCAGGAAGACCAGCATGACCTCTTCGGCGCAGCGTTTCTTGATGCAGCGGGCTTCGGTGTTCTCAAAGTAACCGTGTTTGGGGCATTTGTAATCGTGTGTAACGGCCATTAGGACGGCCTCCTGAGTTGTTGTCCAAGGGTGGGACGATTGTAGTCTGAGCGGTTCACAATCCCCGGTTTGAGGACGATGCGCCCGTTTTCAACGATAAGTCTGTTGTCTCGACGCAACAAGGGCTTGGGTTCCTTGCGGTATTCTACAAAACGAGTGCGGTCACGGTTCTGCATGACGCGCACATTCCCGTCGCGCCATTCCTCGTAGGCCTTAGACACTCGTCTCTGGATCGTCTCGGTCAGGGGTTCTGTGCGGTCAATGAACACATCCTTGAAGTGCTTGAGACTGACGCCCGAGAGTTCGGCAAAGAGCATCACACTGATGCCCCGGTCCTTGTCTGCACAGAACCGCTCAATCAGTTCCAGCAGCTGCTTCTTCGGGATGACCGGCCTCATGGCGTCATGCCGATGGCTTTGAGGTACGACGACACCGAGCGGTTAGCCGCCACCTGCTCAGGCGTCTTCTTGTCCTCTGCACGACTAATCGCCCGCGTGTGGCGCTGGGCAATCAGGCGAGGCTTGAGCTGCTCCTCGTACGCAGCCACCGCAAGAGCCGCCGCGATGACCCGATCATCCTTGTTACGTCCCGAGGCCATGATGGATCCGTTGTCGCGCACAATCGTCTTCATCTCTTCGAGCAAATCCATCGAGTACACGGCCATCATGCCGCGCTCAAAGTTGTCCTTCATGTAGGACAGCATCCGCTCTTTGGAGGTACTGGTCGTCAACCAGCCGACCGAGTTGGACGGCCCCGAGAGATTGTCATTACGCCGCCAGAGGTAACTCGACATTGCGCCCAACACATCCATGAGCGAGCGCCCCATGGTCCCACCGATGGCGGAGGCCTGACGCTTCAAGTTCTTCATCTCGTTCAGCACGGCCTGACCTGGGCCATTGACCTCAAGGTTCAGCGTGGAGTTGCGATACGCCCCGGCAATGTGGGCAATCACCCACGCAAACTGATAGGTGTTCATCTCCGACGTTGCAAACTCAGCGACCTGCTCCATGCCATCCGCATAGCAGCGGAACACCTGAATACAGAAACGATCTGCCCAATCGGACGAACCATAGGCCGGGTCTGCACCAATGACGTAGTAGGCCGTATCGACCGGCTCCTCCCACACCTTCAACGTACTCATCCGCTCGGTCGTCTTCATCACTTCCGTGTCTTGGAAGTTTGCACCCATCACATAGCGGTAGTTATCAAAGGTAAGCTTCTTCGCAATCTTCGCCGCATCTGTGCAGCGCGAGTTACTAAAGAAACTTGTACCCGACATGATGAACGCATAGTCCTCAGTCGGCGGGAACTCCTGATACATCAAAGACTCGTCCTTGATGCCCTCATTCAACTTCCAACGCCACCAAGCCATCTGCCGTGAATTGATCTCGACGTTGTACAACTTCTTGATGTCCTTCACCCACTCCTTCTCTTCAGGAGAGAGCTTGCCATCCCAGTACACGTTATAGACCGACGACTCAGGCGTCACCGAATACAACTGATTGCGCCACCAGCCACAGAAGATAGCCCTCTGTGTGCGAGC